ATCTTCAATAATATTATTGACAGTTATTGTTAAATATTTCAGTATAATACCTTTTAACCATTCGACATTATCGTCAGTGTCCCCTACATAATGTTGAAATTTAATTCCTAAATTAAATGGGAAAAACGTAATATTTACTGAGTCAATTTTAGTAGAGCTTTGTGGATTAGAAATATATATCGGATTAGCAAGCGATATTATAGGATTAAAAGGCGTTCTAATCGGATATTGTATTTCTTTATTATCTTCTGTCATTTTATAAATTATATTTCCTATTGGTTCAATTACTGCAAGTGGCTTTTTTCCACTGTCTTTAAATCTAACTGTTTCAGCTTCTACCGTTAGAGAATTAAACATTTCCATAAATTCATTGTATGTTGTGTTTTTATACTCGTCAATGTTATTTTTTATTACATTTATGGTATCAAGTTTCCATTGTTCAAAAAGTGTTTGAAATTGCTGTCTAAAATCAGTATTTTCCGTTGAATTAGTGTTTTTAAAGTTATTAAACAATTCTATTAAATTTGCTTCAAATTGGTTTTGCTGTTCTTGCATACATTTTTTGTTGTCATCAACTTTTTTTTGAATATTTTGAGCGTATGTATTAAATTGTTCAAGTATTCTATTTTCGTATTGTTCTTGACGTTCTGTAAGTGTATTTTGAAAATTAGTTAAAGTAGTGGTTATTTCATTTTTAAAAGCGTTATAATTTGTTATTAAATTATCAATATTTGTGTTATATTCACTTAAAATATTATTAATTTCTTCTTTAAATTGCAAAAATTCATTTTTAAATGAATCTTCATAATTATTTAATATATTATCAACATATTTTTTAAAATTATCTATATCAAGTTCAACCATTTTCGCAAAATCTATATATATTAAATTTTGTGAATTGATTGCTTTTATCAATTCGTTTACTTTATGAGATATTGCGCAAACTGTTTCAAAATAACTTAAATTATCACCAATTTCAAGCGGAACAGTGTGCATACAATACGCATTTGTGAGATGTAATAATTTATGATTCATATTGTTTTAATTTTATCTCCCTATTACATTTTTTAATGTGAAAATACATCCTAAAAAACCTGCTAAATACAAATAAAATTCGCCTGATTTAAATGTGTGTTTTATTTTTTTCATTAATAAACTCCTTTCAATTATAAATTTGCATAAATAATTCGTCCAATTCTTCTAAAATATCCATATCAACATTTATAAAAGTATCTCTGAATTTTAATAATAATTCTTGATACGATTCTCCCTCACATTTACCGTAAACATTTCTGATATAATTTTCGGTTGTATTATTTTCAGCATTAGAACCAGATAGTGCGTTTGTTTCTGCGTTAGAATGTGATGTACTTTCAGAAGAATTATTCCCGTTTGAATTAATAATATAATCTTTATATTCGGTTTTTTGGGTGTCTTGATTTTTTTCAGCAGATGAAGCATAAAAATTATTTTTTAAATCATTTTCAGTAATTTTACTTCCGGGTGTATCACTTTTAACATTAAAACTTTCGTTTGTATGTAATATTTGTCCTGTAGTATTTTGAGAATTATTAGAATTGGAATTAATATTATCTGTAGAATTTGAAGTAGCATTGCCGTTACTCCAGCCATTAGTTGTTGTTGTTGCATTAGCATTTTGTTTAAATTCTTCTGTTTTATTAACTGTGTAAAACGGATTATATTCTAATAAAGTAGATTCATAGTATTGATTATATAATGGCATTATTTCATTCATTTTAGTTTTAAGATAATGTTTAAATCTTGCAGGTGTTTCAAAACCTATTTCCCTAAAATAATAATGATTAATAATTTTTTGATTTAATATTTGTCTATATTTTTCGTCAAATATAGGATATTCATTTAAACCTATATCAAAATTGTTTTCTATTAATTTGCGTAATTCAATTGTGTAGATTGCCATTATTTTCATCCTTTATTGATTGTAAGTTATTATTTATTTCAATGGGATTATCAAATTCAACTGATAAATTTAATCCGAATTTTTTATTTGCTTCTGTACAAGCTTCTTGCCGTTTCATCAGCATAGTTCTAACCGAAAAAGCAATCAATTGATTATTTGCATTAACTTCATCTGTTATTAATCTTTCTTTTTTTTCTTCATCTACATTATTAATACCTAAAAAGGTTAACGCTTCACTCCATAAATTTTTTTTATATTCTGTTAATTTATCAATAAGATATGGCGCATCTGTTTTTAAAACTGAAAAATCGTCAATATTTAAATTTTTAGAACCAAATACAAATGGTGAATTTCCGTCATATTTATTATAAAGAGTTAGATAACTCATTCTTTCCTTTTCTGAACATTTTATCAGAATTGGAGTTTTTTGCGCATTTAAATTAATATCTATGATTCTTTCAACTGTTGCGAGACGTAATGCAAACGAATGAATAATACAAGATGTAGGCAATTCAAGCTGATTATTACGAACCAAAACAATTTTTTCAGTATCTATTGTTTTATTAAATCCGTTATTAGCAATACAATTATATTGAGTAGGTATATCATATAAATTAACTTGATTGCCAGCAGTACAACGAGTATTTATAACATCTATTTTCATTCCTTTTTCTTCACGTTCAAATATTGCGGATATGCCTTGTTCGAAAAGTGTTTTTTCTAAAAAACGTGTATCCATTGTATCAGGAACATTATTCCATTTGAACATTGATAACGCTAAATTTTTCAGTCTATTATAATAATCATTATAAGTAATTATATCATATAAATGATTCTTTTTATCTTTTGAATTTGTTTGAAGCACTACATCACCTCTTTTATTTTTGTTGTGGAGGATTAGCAACATTAAAATCGCCGAATTGTTCTGGATTGTGCCATATTGTTACACCTTGATTAAATATTTCACATAATTTATTTTTATCTTTTTCCGGGAATGTTCCACTTATATTGATATTTTCAGTTTGAATGTAATTAAAAGCCGGACGGCTTTTTAAATTAGGGATTTTAATTTCATTTACTAAATACCCAAAACAAGAGAAATAATTATCAATTATTGATATATATTCTTTTTTTGAACAAATGTGATATGCGTATACGCCTGCACCACCTGAATATAAAAGCGCATTACCTTGAGGCAATCCACGTGTTTGAAGTGGTGTGTTTTCTTTGTCTTTCATAGACGCATATTTACTCCCTTGATTACTTAAAGAAGATATAAAACCAGGAATATTTCCCGTAAAAAGATTCATACCGGTATTTATAGTATCACTAATAAATGAAAATGATAAAGAATTTGAATTTAATGCACTCCAATTTTTGAAATAATCATAATTCCAAGGGAGTTGAGGGAAATTATTATATGATATTGCGTAATCAAAATTATTTTTCTTTCCTTGATAATTAACAGGTGTTACGAATAAATTTGGGGAAGATGATACCACTGGATAATAATTAAATGTAATTTCTTTTAAATCTAAATCGTCAAACATTTCATATTTTAAGTTGATTTTAGCACCAGAATTATTTGAAATTTCAATATAATTATAGGGGAATATAAAGCATTTATTATTTTTAGGTATATAACCATCTATATTTTTTGTGTTTTTGGGTATTTTTGTTTGTTTACGATTAAAATTATCAATATTAAAATCAGTGATATAGCCAAGATTCATTATTGCACTCCTAATATATTATCAAAATTTGAAAAATCCGACGGATTACGGACATCATCATTCCACCCCATAGAAATTTGATAATGTAAATGGTTTCCGGTACTGTTACCTGTATTACCCTCAATTCCAATTAAATCACCTATATTAACTTTATCACCAACCGACACTTTTATTTCTTCTAAATGCCCAAAAATGAAATATAATTTTGTTTCTTCGTCTTGTATTCTAACTAATTTCCCATATCCGGCATTATGATCATTATCGTTTTGCCAACGTGAATCAACTACAATTCCATTTATTGTAGAATATATTTCTTTTGAATCCATTCCTACCATATCAATACCATTATGGTTAGGTGGGTCAAAAATTTGTGTTATTAAAAATTTACTTTTATATGGGGAATTTAAATATAATTTATCATTTAAAGGGGGAGTGGTTTGCGATTCATCTTGTAATGAATGAAAATTACAAAAAAATTTAGGAATAGCAATACATGATATTACTGCGCTTGCTTGACCTTGTTCATTGATTTTATCTATAAATTCATGAAAACTATTTGAATCGGTAGCATACATATAGCAAGGATTTACCACACCTCCAACAAAGGAATCAACTTTCGGGACGTTTTCAGTTAGAAATTTTATTTGTTCGGAAGTCATTACAACGCAATAAAAATTTTCGTCAAATTCAGACTTTGAAGTAGCTGCCATTGAATCACCGATTAAAAATTTATTAATTGTCTTAGGTTCTCCACATGATAAGTTTTCTGGCAAGGTATGCATTCCTATTTTATCATTGATAACATGTTCCCTAACTACAAAAGATGGATTGATTTTAAAATCAAATAACCATGTTTGAAATACATCAGTATCAATTTTAATATGTGTAACTTGTTCGTTGATATATTTCATATCTGTAATAAATGCATAAAACCATTTATCAGAAAAATTACTATTTTGATACATTACATAATTACAATTATAAAGTTTATCAATTTCACAATCAATAGAAATTATATCGTCTTTTCTTTGGTAATTAAATTCAAAGTTACTTCTTACAGTTTTACTGATAAAATATGTAGTTTGTTCAATTGCGTTAGTAAAATCTAATGTATATTTATAATCAGGTGTTAAAGGAACATTAAGCAATTTTAAATTGGTATGAGGGTATACAATCATTTTTTATTTCCTTTTTTACGCTGTTAAATCGGTTGTGAATGCAACACAATTTGCAAATGGCGAAATGCCGTAAGTTTGCCATATATGAAGATAATAATTAATAGTTAAATTTTCGGGATTTTCAAAATATGTCATTTCTTCTTTATTACTATAAATTTGCATTAAAGATTTGTCAAACATTATTGCTTGAATACTTGATTGAACTTTATTTTTATCTACAC